AAGTATCAATAGTAAATGGGGTGGAGTACGTGCATAAGGAAGACATCGCGGGTTACGTCAACAACAAGTTAGAGCTATTCCGTATGGCTCGTGAAGAAGTAGAAGAATCGTGGCTAGAGTGTTGGGCCAAATACCTGAACACTCCTAACGCTGAGAGTAACATCCAGTCATCCATCATTAAACGAGTGGGAGACGTAGAGACACAGTGGCGACACCACCTTACCGGAGCTAAAGCCTACGAAGCAGTTGAGACCATCGTGGGTTATCTCATGGCGGCTACCTTCCCTAATAGAGAGTGGTTCGGTGTGGAACCTACAGCACCACATGATGATGACAACCTAAAGTTAGCGCGGCTAATTAAACGTCACATCACCAATAAGTTAGATGAGTCAGGGTTCAAATCGAGTTACGCAGTGTTCCTACGTCAATTAGTTGTCACAGGCACAAGTGTTATCGCACTACCTTGGCGTACAGAGACAGAGGAACGTTATAAGCAAGAAGCTATCGAAGACGGTGAGACTACCTTATATACCCCCGCTAAATACATGTACAACGTGTACGATGCACCGAGTATGGAAGTGTTAGATGTGTTCGACTGTTATGTAGACCCTGAATGTCATGACCCTAACAAAGGAGCATTCATACGTAAGTTGACTAAGAGTAAAGGTGAATTGATTACCCTCGCTAAAGACGGGACGTACAATGTTTCACCTAAGGACATCGTTAACTTACAGTGTAACTCTAACAGTGGGTTCGACTCATCGGGTAGCCGCGCTAACCAGGTCACTACATTCGAGGGACTCAATGTTAACTCGTGGTCTCCTACTGAAATGGTAGAACTCATCGAGTACTGGGGTGATGTGTACGATGAAGAGACGGGTGATTGTGAGTGCAACATGATAGTCACGCTAATGAATGGAGAGGTCATTGGGTATGAGCCTTCACCGTTCTGGTGTGGTAAGCCGTTCATCATTGGTACCTACTCTATGACGGGACATTCCCCGTATGGGTTCGGTGGTATTCAACCTGTACTTGGTCTACTACATCAATTAGATATCATCACTAACCAACGTCTAGACAACCTTGAGTTAGCCATCAACAACATGTGGACTCTGAAGAGCGATGGTGTACTACAACCTGACGAGGTGTACACAGAACCTGGAAGAGTGTTCATGGTAGGAGATCACAACGACCTACAACCACTAGCATCACAGTCTCAGTCGTGGGCAGTAACCTACCAAGAAGCAGGACTACTAGAACAAACCGTAGACAAGTCATTCGGTACGGGGAACTATATCTCATCTAACCAACAACGTAGCGGTGAGCGTGTCACAGCAACAGAAGTAGCAGCGGTAAGAGATGCGGGTGGTAATCGTCTAAGTACGGTACACAAACACATTGAAGAGACAGCACTCATCCCACTACTAGGTAAATTATTCTCACTTGTACATCAGTTCACTACTGAGCCTGTAACCGTTCGTGTAGCGGGTGATGGAGCAGATGAATACAACTACTGGGAACTAGAACCCACGGACTTTAACATGCCGTGTCAACTACGACCTGTAGGAAGTGACAACATCATCGAGCGTAAGGCGTACGTACAAGCACGACTAGAGTTTGTACAAGCTATCAGTGGTCTACCAGACGTAGCGGCTAAACTCAACATGGACATGTTCTTAACGGACATACTTAACCATTGGGGGTTTGATGAACCTGAACGCTACCTCAAGAAGGACGAGCCTCAACAACAACAGCAAGTGTTACCCACACCTACTACAGGTAACCCGTTACAAGACGCAGTATCTAGTGGTGAACTCCCTAACGTGGGAATGGCTAACGCGCTACAACAACAACTTACAGCAGATGGTGGTGCTGACATGATGAACCAACTTGCAAGTGGTACTTCACTGTCACCCGGAACTGATACTCAACAACAGCAGGAAGTAATCGATGCAACTCAACAACTTAACGGACAACTCGGTGGACCAGCAAGCGGACCAGCAAGCGGAGCAGGTGTATAAGACGGGACGAGCACAGATCATCTACCCTACAGATGTAGCCGTAGACGAGGAAGTGTCACTACTAGAAGACGACGACGAACTAGAACCTACCCCCGCTAATCTATCCGAAGGTGATGATGAACTACCAGAGCTAGATGACTTACCAGAAGACCCTGAAGAGGATACGGATGAAGAAGAGTTTGGTGAAGGTAGTCCAAGGTTCGAGCAGTTCAAGAATGACTTCGTTAAGGCGTTCGGTCTACCTATGGAAGAAGCGCGTGACTTAGTACAAGGACTCCGTGAAGAGTCTACTAAGCGTGCCATCAATGAACAGAAGTACGAGTTGAGTGCAGCGTGGAATGTACCTGTCACTGAAGTGGACCGTCGTTTAGCGGTGGTAGCTAAGGTGTGGAGTAAGTTACCCGCAGACAAACAACAAGCCTACGACTCTACTAAAGGGGCACAGGTGTTGTACGCACGTCACGAAGCACAACAAACCAAGACAGCAACGACTAGATCAAGCCAACGTACCTCAACTAAGGCAACTAGTAATACCCCCGCTAAATACTGGTACACCCAACCGCAAATCGAGCGTATGTCAGCAGAAGAGTACAGCGCTAATGCAGACCGTATTATGGTCGCCTACGCACAGAACAAAGTTAAGAAGTAATAAAGGACATCACATCACATGGCATTACAAGGCATCAACGGTACCGCGTTAGACTTAGCGTCGGTACAATCATTCATTCCTGAGATCTGGGCTGGTGAAATCAAACGTTACCGGGATCAAAACTTCCTGATGACTAACGGAGTCAAGAAGCTTCCATTTGAGGGGAAGAAAGGTGATACCCTTCATGTTCCTAACATCTCACGAGCAGCAGTCTACGATAAAGTAGCTCAGACTCCAGTCACCTTACAAGCACGTAATGATGGTGAGTTCATCTTCAACATCACACGTTATCGCGAGTCTTCCTTCATGATCGAAGACATCGTGAACATTCAATCTCAATACCCACTACGTCAAGAATACACCCGTGAAGCAGGATATGCATTAGCGCGTGACATGGATAACTTCATGTTGGCTCACCGTGCAGTCATCAACTCGTATGACTCCCAGCGTATCATCTCTTATAATAACGGTACCACGGATCTTATCGGAGATGGTTCACTTAACGCTCATTGGTCTGGTACTCCTGCACCTCTGACGTACGCATCTATCCTCATGGCTAAACAGAAGCTAGACGAAGCCGATGTACCTAGCCGAGGGCGTATGTTGTATATCTCTCCTGCACAGTACGTTGACCTCTTATCTATCAACACGTTCATCTCTGCTGACTTCCGTGGTGGTGCTGCTCCTGTTGCCTCTGGTGTCATTGGGACTATTCTAGACTTCTCTATCAGTATGTCTAGTCAGTTCTCTGTCAACAGTAACCTCGGTTATCGTAACGGACGAGATGGGATCTTACTACCCACTCCGGGTGTACTCAACTCTCCATACATGCCTGACCAGCACGGTACTACTAACGCTCGTACCACTACCCTCGCTAATGACCTAGACGCTCAAACTAACGCTGGTTACTTTGGTCTTCCTGTGTTTAGTGGTGCTGGTGCTACCGCTGCTGACGGTGGTCAAACGTTAGGTGTATTCGGTGGAGCTAACCAATGGTCTACCGCTATTGCATGTAACCCTGAGTGGATTGCTGTGGGTATCCAACAGTCCGTCAAGACTGAAAGTAGCCGTGAAGTCCTATACTTAGCGGATGCATTCGTTACCGCTAACTTGTACGGTGCTAAAGTGTGGTGTGCTGACAATGCGGTTGTCATCCATACCTCTGGTATCTAATCCACATAGTTACATAACGCATACTACCCTCGCTAATCTTCATCGGTTAGTGGGGGTTTTCTTTTATCTTGGTACATCACACATGTCAACATCAACTCTACTACAGACAGCTAACGTCATCTTCCGCGCTATCGGAGAACGTCCAGTACTCACACTATCAACTACACAAGGAGACCGCGTAAAGGACTGTATAGCACATGCATGTACAGACATCGAAACACTTCACACATGGGACTGGTTATGTACTAAACGAGTCGCTAACTCATGGGTACTTGGTACTGCTGACATTGGTACCTACCAACGATTGTTCGACGTGTCATATGGTTCTCCTGCTAAGGGCTACAAGGTCCTACAGTACGTTCCTGAGGTACAACTGGATACAATGCCTAGGGTAGCGTATACAGGCACCTCTACGGGGCCAACAGTGTACAGTATTAGCGCGGGTAAGGTATTGTTCGCTAAGTACCCTAATGACATCGTGTCACAAGGTCGTATACTGTTCTACTTACAAGAGCCTATTATACTACCCACGCTAGATACAGACGTGTTCCCTAACATACCAGAGCGTTACATGTCACTCATCCATAAGAAGGCGTGTCACCTCATGAACGTACGTTACCTTGATGACGCACAAGCAGCTAGTTACTTTCAGCAAGAGTTAGAGCAACTCGTACAACAATACCGTAACTACGAGCGTAAGGCACCAGTAGGTCACTTAACTATGCACCGTAAAGGGCGGAGGTAATACACATGGCCAATTCATTCCAACGTGAAATGCAGACAGATGACAACAGCATTCAGAGTTATAACTTCGGAGGGCTAAACACTACAGCGAGTAGACTTAATGTACCGTACAACGATGCAACCGAATTACTAAATGTCAACGTAGGTATAGACGGTTCACTCATGAAGCGTAACGGTAGTAAACTACTAGAGGCTTCAGCGGTGGTAGGCAGTACATACGGGGTGGGGGTACGTAGCGTGCTAGGGTACAATTACACGGTACAGATGAGAGGTAACACTTTGTCTGTGTATAGCCGCGCTAATGATGAGTTCGTACTCGTTCGTACATTCCCTAGTGTATTCGTTAGTGTGCTGGGTACCGTCAAACAACCGACTCAATGGGTACAGTTACCAGATACATACAGTAGAGTCTTAGGCTTATCGAGTGACAGTCCTCCAACAGAGGTGTACATCGTAGAACACACAACGGGTACATTTAACTCATCGGGTAGTAACCAAGTAGTACTACCTAAGAAATTCAGTGGTGAGCACCCATCGACTACCAGCGCTACCTTCAATGACACAGTGTACCTCTCTATCAACGGTGTGAAGACTGAGTACCCAGGCGGCACCATGACCTACACGACTAACGCATCGACTAAGGAAGTCACTATTACATTACCAGTTACCCCCGCTAATGGTTCGACGGTGAACGTAGATGTGATAGGGTTTCGTTGGTGTTGGTGGGCAGAGTCTATTAAGTGGTTCGGTGACAGGTTCTTCGACACACTCAACAGGTTCAATGTATCCGCTAACGATAACAACGTAGTTATCCCAGCATCACTACGTAGCGACTTCATCAACGGACAAGAATCGTTCTTCACCATCCTATGTAAGACGTTTAACATAGTAGACACTTACACTGTACTTGCACAACCAATCACTGTGGACCAGTACGGACTTAGCGACGGTAGTGTATACGTGCCAGGAACTAATAGCTTCCTTAACAACAGTACTTCATTCGTCACGTTTGGTCTTGCTAGAACACCGTTCCCACAACCTGCTGAGACGGTCAAGATGCTACGGTTCCGTACATTACGATTCCTCGGTGGTGACACTATCCGGTGTGATAGTCTACGAGTAACACTCAATGACAGTGTAATAACTCAGAACTTCACAAGTACTCCCACAATCGGTACTATCCAATACCACACATTCGATAAGACAGGTACGTTAAGTGCTACAGGTAATAGTACTGCAACCGTACTAGGTTTCTCTGGTAGTACTCCTATAGGTATCGGACCAACGAATGAAGTAACCATCACTAACACAGTCAACACTCGATATAACGTCCTAGTCAACAAAGAAGTAGATGAAGGGCTGTACACGTCAGGGTCATACAGACGAGCATACGGCATCGGTAGTCTGTGTAGATACGGTGGGTTCAACACGTACCCTTCAGTAGGATGCGTATATCAGGGGAGACTAGCTCTAAGTGGGGTGAGCACAGATAAGTCACGTGTTACTCTCAGTAGTGTAGCCATCGAAGAAGACCGTTACTCGTACTACCAGATAACAGATGACTTGGAGGGGCTAGAGACTGACCCGTTTGATATCGTAGTTAGTGGCGGAGATAGTGCTGACTTTATCGTGGGACTAGTAGAATGGAACAACTCATTATTCACATTAACTCGACGTAGTGTATATCGGATTAGCGGGGGTAATGCTCCTCTCACAGCTAACAGGCGTATTGTTACGTACATCAGTAACATAGGTCTAGTTAACTCACAGTGTATTGTGCGTACAGATACAGCCGTTTACTACATGAGTGATGGCGGAGTGTTCAACTTAACCCCTCGTGTAGAGGACAGTGAGTTTAACGCGGTAGAGAAGTCACTTAAGATACGAGACATCATACTTAGCCGTAACACAACGCGACTAGTTACCAGCGCTAATATGTCCTTCGACAGCCGTCAACGTAGACTATATGTGTCAGTACCCAACAACAGTGATACTGGTACTAACGCGAGTGACATCCTTGTACTAGATACCATACGTGATTCGTGGACTACATACAGAGCACCGGGTAGCTACAAAGTACAATCTATGTACGAGAGTGTGGACAATACGACGGGTAGGTACAACACCATAGTTAGCGCGGCTAATGGTACATTACTGCTCGATTACACAGGGCGATACACTGACTTAACGACGGTACACACGGGACTTACATCCTACGCACGTAATATCATCGTAGGCTCAGGGGTAGTAGCGATACCTAATGTGCAACGGTACAACATACCTGACAGCGTGATGACCTCGTTCCTATCGGATGTACCTGACCTACAAGTGTACGTATCACAAGGCGTATTAGGTACCCTTACCCCCGCTAAATTTACGAAGTACAACAACTACATCTACCTCGACGTACCGACTGAGACAGGACAGGTTGTGTGGTTTGCTGCTAGAAGTATGGTTAACTTATCCGCTGCTGGTGTAGAACGTTACGGTACAAGTACACTACAACCCGTGACACTGTGGAAGGGTAATCAAGTGGTACAACCAACGAGTATCACACTACTACCTGATACGGACACTTACGACATGTACGTACGGGTAATATTCAACGGGTTAACCTCTGACGTATTCACACTCGGTGTACATTACTTAGCGAACTACACTAGTTCAATGTTTACTCAGCAGGCACTAGGCACACTCAAGCGTACTAAACATGCGTACATCTACTTCCGTAATGGTGAGTCAGCTAACTACACTACAACAGATGGGGTTACAGTAGAAGAGTACGTTACCCGCGCTAATGTCAACATCGCTATGCTATACGACAGTGATGATAACGCAGCTAACACGTCCATCGACTTGTACGGGTACCAGGATATCATGTGGGATAATGCCTACTTCGACACAGTAGAGAGTAGTTACAGACAGGAAGAGTACACCTTATTCAAGGAACCGCTCATCGGTATCGGCTACAGTTATCGCCTCAATGTATTTAGTTACGACGATGCACGCTGGAACATGGTGGGGTATCAGATAGCAGCTACAGGGTCTAAAGGATTACGTTACATCAACCAAAGGTAAGTTACATGGCAGGAGCAGTCGGAGCCGCTGTGGGGGTAGTCTCTACAGTGGCAGGAATGGGAGAGCAAGGGCGTCAACGTTCTATCGCAAAGAAGACAGCAGAGGTACAGCAGTACGCACAAGAAGTACAGTACACTCAAGAGTTAATGGCTATCAAGCAACAGAAAGAGTACGCTCGTCAGACACGACAACTAGAGGACAGTCAACTACGAGCACAAGACTTACAGATGAGTAACGCCCTACAGGAACAGGTGTTACAGGCAAGAGGTGAAGAGAACAACCTCGCACATCAAGTAGAGATGAAGACGGTAAGTGACCTACAACAACTTAGCGCGGCTAATTCACAGTTAGACAACGCACAGTACCAACTAGGTGAGCAACAACGAGGACGTAACGCACAAGCGGACTCACGACAAAGTGAACAAGTAGGACAGATAGATCAAACGTCACAGCAAGTAGCGAAGTACCTTAGTGAGGGTAACCAGCAAGCGGCGGCGGCGGCACTTATGAATGCATCCATGGGGCAGCAAGACAGTAAGAGTAGTGACCTACAGACAGATAGACGTAGTGAAGTTACTAACACACTTCGGACGCTAATGCAGCAAGGGACACTCACTGATGAAGCAGTACGGCAAGCACTATATGAGAAGGATGTAGCGGCTACTCTCAAGGATGCTGGTATGTACGATGTCTTAATGGAACGTATGGGAGCACAATCACAGTTTGACGTCAACGCATCTACACTGAACGCACAACGAGACCTACTCACTACAGGTAAACAGAAGAACAAGATAGGTGAAGACCTAGCAAGTAAGACTCTTAGCGGGGGTATCGCATTACGTGACACTCAGCGTAACATCGACACTAAGTTTGGTGACATGGGGTTCTCTGCACAAGGTGACAACGCGGGTATACGTAACGCGGGTATCATGTCCTCACTACAAGCGCAACAGGCTGCATCAAGTGGCTCATTGTTTACTACCCTCGCTAACACAGCAGCATTGGCAGGTTCCCTGTACAACGGGTACCAGCAGATAGCTCCTACCAAGAGCTACAGTAGCCCTGTGAGAGGCGCTAGTAGTACTCAAGGTACAAACACCCCGACACGTCCTAAGTTCGGTCCAGCGTTCTAATACAGTACACACAGGAGACATCACAAATGGTTAAGTTCGTAGGTCAAGATAAGCAAGGCAATAGTGGGTCACAGTTCAAGGCACCAGAGTTACAACCACAAGCACTACAGAGTAGTGACAAGTCATTTCAATTTGCACAAGACCAGTACAATAAGACGGGTGATATGCTGAAGGGATCACTACAATTCCAAGCTACCACAGCACAACGGATGAGTGAGGACTTCAGTAATACTAACGCTACCGCCGCTAAAACTTCCATCGCTACAATGCAGAGTAATGCACAGAGTGGTGACGGGTTCAAACAAGCACTTGGTAACCTCGCTAATGTAGGTCAAGCCATTGTACAGACACTAGACAACCGCGCTAAGAATGAACAAGCACAAGCCAAGGCAGTACGAGACCGTAACGCAGCTACTACATGGGAACGTATCAGTAAGTGGGAAGTTAGCGCACCTGAGATAGCACGGCTAGATCCTGCTGGTACCGTCAAGTTACACAGTCAAGTAGAGGACATCTTATCTACTACTGAAGGTGCAGATATCTCATCAGAGGACAGACAAGCCATCATGAAGCACGCCTACGGGGGAGTTATTGCAGGACTCGCCAGTAAGAACGTAGAAGACATTATGTCACAACAGAAGAAAGTACAAGAGGTAAACGATAACACCGCTACCCAACGTGCTATCTTCGAGTCTAGTTCACTTCTATCTACTCTGTCTAACTCATCCACACAGGAAGAACAAGCAGTGGCCACCGCTAAACTATCCGAATTCCTGGGTAGTGTAGCAATCAACAACGAACTAAAGCCTATGCGTAAGGCTGAGATAATGTTGGGCCTGACTCAACAAATGAACAAGGCTGTATTCTCATCAGAGGAGAACAGGGCTAAGTCACTCAAGTTAATGGAGAACTTTACCGCATTTCAACAAGACGTACAAGAAGCGCGCGCTAGGTATCCTGATGACATCGAACAACAGGAGACGATGATAGCGTACAGTATGCATCGTTACAGTATTCCAGGTGGACTAGCGGATAGATTCTCCCCTACCAAGGCACAAGAGCGCTCTGTAGCACAACAGGAACTCAACAACAAAGTACGTGACCTCAAGGACAAGTCCATCGCAGAACAGTTAGGTATCGGTGGTACAGACAACGACGCAGGGTACGACGCGGAGATGTTCCCTAGTGAAGGTAACGAGGTTGACTACGCAGCAAGTTTAGCAAATGGTAACGTGGAGTTAGGTAAGAAGACACCCGCCTTCATCAAGTACATGTCAGCCAAGAAAGCCAAGAAGGAGTTCAAGGCAGCCGCAATTAACTACAACAAGAATATCGCAGAGATTACCCTCGCTAAAACCCAATTGGGTAGACAAGACGCAGCATCTAACTTAGCCTACCTGAAGTCCATCAAACCGTCTGAACAAACACCTGACCTAATTAAACGTCTACAGATAGCCACTGGTAACAACCCAGCTATGGCACAGTTTCTACCACTCATAGGACAGTACGACGCACAGGACGCAGCTAAACGAGCAGCATGGGATCAAGCATACGCTAATGCAACAGCACAAGGGTTCGACGTTACACGGGATCTGTCAGCAGCATACGACCAACAAGAGAAGGCGTATCGCGACGAGTTCAACCAAAAGGCAACGGAGTTAGGTCGTTACGGCTATCGTAGTGACGGCACATATAACCCTGACACAGCTAAGATGATAGAACGTCAACGCATTGAACGAGAGGCTAAGATAAACGCAGCATACCAAGCACAACAAGAGCAAGGTAGTAACACACTTGAAGGTCAACCCGCACCTTTTAGGAGTGGTGGTGGGTATTTCAATGGGCTAGAAGTCTTCCAACAACAGGGGGATCTAGTTATGCCTATCACCAAGACTGCACTCAAGAAGCAAGGTAACGCTAATGTGGGTGATAGAGTCGGGTACTCTGAATGGAGAGGACGTAACCACAATGGTCAAGATCTAGGTATAGACCTACGTACACCCATTAACGCTCAGATGGATGGTAAGGTAGTAGAAGTAGCCTACCAAGAATCAGGCGGTGGACACTACATGCGTGTACAATACGCAGACAAGAGTGAGCATACCTTCATGCACCTCTACGAACGCCCTAAATTAGCAGTGGGTCAACGTATCAAGGCAGGACAAGAGGTTGGTCTAGTCGGTAACACGGGTATGCCAGGTGGTAACAGTAACGCTGGTAACTCTCATTTACATTGGGAAGTCAGACGTAGTGACGGTTCACTCAGTAACCCCCAAGAGTGGTCTAAACGTTACATAGAAACACAGAAGAACCAACCCAAACAACCTCGTGGTGGTGGACCTGGTAGTAGTATTAGCGCTCCTAACATGCAGGTGCCTGGTGTGCCTATTCGTGGTGGTGTCCTTACGCCTGATGGTAAAGGTGGTGCCACTAAGATCAGTTACGGTACAAGTAGTATCACTCCCACACAGTTGATATCTAGTGGTGGTGTAACAGTTCCGTACAAGGCAGACCCTACTAAGGCGGGTGTTGTGTTCATGGTACGTACAGGACTCAAGGACAAGCAAGGAC